CCTGAGTTTGTTCAACATACGGATTAAAATATTTCCAAATCTGGTCAACCGATTTTTTCTTTAAGTCGCCATGAATTATATCGACACAATCGTCTACGAGCCATTTCAACTCCATGGACCTTAAAATTTCTTCGTTGTAATTTCTTACATCAAATAACCGTTGGCAAATTATATGTCCGTTGACATATAAAAGAAATTCGAATCTGTAATTCTCGTACTCAAATTTTTGATTTTCTGGTTTCTTGTTCATAATATAGATTTTTAATTGTTATTAAAGTTTTTTATTTCTCTGTCCATCAATTTCTTGAATGGTAATAAATATTCTGTGAAATTATTAGTACCTATTAATCGGCCAATACCGTTTGTTTTTATTAGTTGGTATACATTTTTCATATCTCTACCAGCTGGGTCTATTGCCAAAATCATATGGTCGCGCATATTATCGGTAGATGTTTTAGTCATAAACGGATTTTTAAGGTCTATAATGGCTTCATTTATTTCGAATAGCCGTTTACCTTGAATACCATCCGTTCGTTGCTCTATGAGGTTCTCTATGGCCTGTAATGGCTTTTGCTTCTTTTCTATTCTCTCGGCCCTAATCGCTTTTGCTTTTGTTAGAATTTCATCCAACTCAACAGGTCTTTCCGCGATTTCGGGGAAATAACTTAATAAAGTCTTTTCTTGAAGGCCTTTAACACCTTTGATGCTATCGGCACTATCACCAGTTATTACTTTTACTAGTTTAACATTGGAATAATGATGTGGAAAGTGTTCTTTGAAATTTTCAGTTGTGATGAAAACTTTTTTATCACACAGGTAAATCCTAGTATCTTCATCCAATAGCTGACAAATATCCCTATCGTTGGTACATATGGTAACTTTCTCATTAGGCATTTTATTTAACCAATAGAAAGCAATTAAATCATCGCCTTCGACTACTTCATCTTCCACTTGCCTTACGAATAATTCTTCTAGGTATTTTTTTACGAGTAATTGTTGACTGGTAAAATAAGGGTCTTCCTCTTTTACTCTTTCACCAGATAGGTAGCATTTGCCCCTATCTTTTTTATAATCAGGATAGATTTCATATCTTAGTTTCCCAGATAATTTTCCATCCCAGAATACATACACTTTATGATAAAGGTCTTCTAATAGAAGTTTCCTTAATACAGTGATAAATTGATATAAACCACCAATTTTCTCACCGCGCCAATTGACTTCACGAATAGCACCGTGATACCCTACCTTAAATAAGGCATTACCATCAATCAGTAAGGTATTCACAGTTTTCTCTACTCGCGTTTGTCCTAGATAAGTTTTTGGGGGGCGTTTTGCCACGACATGTTATTTAAAAGGTTAAACAATAAAAAATTAACTCACAAACATTTCACGGAGTGTTGCAGCATCTGGTGCTGATTCGCCAAATTTTATTTCGGCTGATTGGTCAACTTCTAACTTACCGATAAGAAAATCTCGATACTGTTTGGTATACTCATTTTTCTTTTCGGGGTTGATGAATCCGTGAGGCGTTGATGCTATTTCGCCTTCCCATTCAATACCATTGATTTGATTTTTTGGTACTTTAATTTTGGCTTTAGTAGCATAATAATAGCTCTTTCCTTGGCTTGTAGCGTCCAATCTGGATGTTCCATGAGTCAATATACCACCAAGATGAACAATCAATCTGGCAGCATAGAACATAGCTTCACCACCTTTATGCTTGATAACTTTGTTTTCGTTATCTAACCATATTTTCTGGATACCTACAAATGTATTTGTATATTTTTCACCTTCTTTTCTTGAGGAAGGGATGGTGTCATTAACAAGCGTGTTAAACGATGATGATAACGCGCCAGCGTTCCATTGGTTGTTTGAAGAACTGGATGTGATTGATTTGTAACAATCAATTGACCCTATGGAGTCCCAGAAAAAGCACAATTCGATATCCAATTTTCCATCATATTGTAAATCTAAAAGGTCGTTCATTAAATGTGAAACATCCTCAAGTACTGCTTTATTTCTTGCTTCTTTTTTGGTCTTTCCATTACTATAGTCAAATGTGCCGTATCTGGCTTTCAACGCGGTAGTATTGAAATAAAGGAAATGCCCTTTGTAATTGGTGATAACTCCATCTTCATCAGCAACTGGTTCAAACTCAACACCGATTGTTTTAGCAAATTCCCAGCTAAAGTTATTTTCAGTGTCAATGATAACTGGAAGAATACCCAACTGTTGGCAAGCTTTAATACCCTCATACATGGCCGTTGATTTACCTGTATTGGAATAACCGCGGAATAAGGTGAAATAACCTTTTGGTATGCCAGGTATACCTAGGGCATCGTGAAATGCTGGCGATAACGGAATCCATTCTAATGGCTTATCTTTAACAACTGTGGTCATATCGTTGCTATTCTTAAAAATTTCAGCATCGAATGACTTTTTTTCCAGTGATTTTTTTTCTATTTTTTTTGGGGCTGCTTTTGGCATAAAAAGTTAATTAAGTTAATGTTATTATTTACTAGCATGGGTTCTAGTAATTCAAAATAAAAATGGGTGGCGTTGTATTTTATACTAACCACCCATTTAATTCTAATCAAGCAATAGTAATCATTTTAACAGAAAGGATGGGTTAACAATTAAAATGGTAAATCATCACCTTCTTCGTCTTTGACATCTGTTGCATCGATTTCGTGTTCGTCCGCAAGTTCCTCATTTAATTTATCATTTTCAGAACCATCAGCATGGTCTTCCAAAGAGGCTTTATCAACGAAACTTTCGGTTGCTTTATCCCATACTGGAATACCACCTTTTACGATGATTTCAAGATAGTCATATGGTTTCACTGAGTAAACATCTTCCCAAGCTTTTTCGTTTTCAACCCAAGCTTTAGCTTGTTCTTTGTCTTCCGAAATAGGAGCTGGGTCACCATATGTGATGCTCTTGATTATGCAGTTATCATTTTGGTCACGACCAATGTGGATAACAAGGTCACGTCCAGTTTCAGGGTGAGTGATATCACCTTTTTCTGATACGATTGCAATGATTTTGTCAAATGTACCTTGGTTTCTGAAATCATGATTGAATCTCCAGAATTTAACTCCTTGGTCTTCGGCGTCACGGTCAACTATACGGCAAACATATGTTCTACGTGGAAAATATTTCTTCGCCAATTCTTTATCTGTTTCTTCGCCAGAAGCATATAATTCTTCTCTTGCATCGCAAAATGGACAATCTTTGTCATACATTTCTTTGAGACAAGCAAATTTACGGGTTTTACCGTCAACTTCTTTTGAGTGAATGTATAATTCTGTGAAAGGAGTGTCACCGTCTTTTGCTGGCGGTAAGATTCTGATTGTTTTCTTTCCTGATTTAACACCTTTTTCCAAGAAAATGGAGAAGTAGTTTGCAAGGTCATAGGTTTTTGAACCACCTTTAGTTTTAGGTTTACTGTTGTCTTCGTACTGTTTTAAAATCGCGTCTAATGTACTTTTTTGTTTTTCCATAATTGTTTTTAATTAATTGTTTGTTATAATTTTTATTTTTACTTAAAATGTTCCCTTAATATAAAGTTTTTTTAAAAAATGTAAATAGTTCCAGGAAATATTTTTACAAAATTACATCTTTTTTTTTCGTTTGTCAACTTTTTTTTGAAAAATCTTTTCATCTCGCAGTTTCGGTGAACATTGATAAAATACTACATTTTTTAGCGTTTGTCAAATAAAAAAAGGGAAATTTTTAGTTTCCCTTTTTTTGTGGTTGAATATCAGTTACTTTAAATATTTGAAAGGTTCTAATTCATCTTCCTCGTCATTGTAATTTGAATTGAATGAATCTGGTATTTCTTGCTGATTATAGTCAGCATTTATATCATCTGCTGTTAATTTAAATACTTCTGGCTCAGGATTTACCGCATCACCAGTTGCTTGAACTTTACCTTCAGCTTCTTTGTCTTCCCAATAATCTGTTAATTTGAGATTATAAGGGAAAGAATCTAGCGACCTCATTTCAAGTTTTTCGACCTGAGTTGGGTTTCTCTTAATTATTTCTTGCTCTAAATCCTGAAGTTTTCCATCTAAATCTTCTAATTTACTAAGTTTATTGGTTAATTCATTAAATTGATTAATAAGCGTTGCCATTTTTTGGTTTGCCATATCAGCGCTCGCTTTTGCTTCCTCAGTACCTTGTACTAATTGTGTAACATCAAGTTCAATTTCATCTTCAGCTGGGGCCATAGGCTCGCCCATAGGAGCTTCACCAGCTGGACCACCTGTCGAAGGTGCGCCTGCTCCACCAGCAAATCCACCTGGTGTACCTGTTGCAACATCCATTGGTTCTTCATCACCCATTTCTTCATCACCCATTTCTTCTCCGCCACCCATTGCTGGGTCACCACCCATTGCTGGGTCGCCGCCCATTGCTGGGTCTTCTTCTGGAGCATCTACAGGTTCATCTGTTGGTTCCTCGGTTCCAACTTCACCTTCTGGGTTTTCTTCACCCTCTGGATTTTCTTCATCTTCTGGGTCTTCGCCCAATATTAAATCTTTTTTTTCTGGGTCACCAGCAATATCTTCATCTTCACCAACATAAAAAGTATATTCTACTAATTTCATGTGACGTCTTAACTCTTCGCTAAGCAATTCTTTACTATTTTTTTGTTTCATTGTTAGAAATATTTTTAAACAAGTAATTCTCTACCATCTTCGGTGATGATTTTTTTATTGATTCTTTCAACAAGGCTTTTATCACCTTTAATGACGCATTTTCCTTGACAATCTTTTTCCTGACATTCTTCAGTGTTTGAAGGGGTTTCAAGGAAGTTATCCAATTTATCCTTTAATTCAGTATCGGAACTCATAATTTTAGTTTTTACTAGCGTTATTTATATATAAATATAAGTTAGATAGGAAAAATACGCGCAATATTTAAAAAGGCAAGATTATCACTATTAATTAACAGTAACTTACCTTGATGTTTGGCCCAATCGATAACATACTCTTTATGGTTTATGTTTCCAGCTTCCAAGCCAGATTCCGATTCTATGAGTTTATTCAATGCATTTATAGTGTAAATGCAATCACCCTTCTTATGGATGGGTATTGTATTTTTAAAATGTTTTTTAAGATTTACCTTTTTGCCCGCCTTAACAAATAGCCTAAAAGTTATGATGAATTTATCGTCTTCATCTGTTAATTGATAGATGAATACGCTGTCTTTTTTGATTTTAAAATTATCTTCTAAATCAGTTAAAAACTTATCAGTCTCGTCTTTAGTAACGAAAGCTGCTAACAATAATTTTTTAACTTGTTCCATTTTTTATAGAATACAAAATAGGTAAAAATCTTACCCGATTATTAATCCTCTCTAGGAGGGGTTCGTATTCTATAATTATCTCTTCAAAATCCAAAGTGTTTGACGAAAAACTTTTGACCTTATCTATTATTTTATTCTTGTCTAGCCCAACAAAGTTGCACATATTTAAATCAACCCCGAAAACCATATTTTCGCCATAAATATAAATCATATTTTTGGAAATGATTGATGTTTTTTCTTCCAAATCAAAAATCTTTTTGGCTATTTTGAATAATTTTTTTTTCGAATATTGTATAACATCAACAAAAATATAGTTAACATTTTTAATTTGAAATTCAAAGCATTTATTAGTAAACAATTCTAAATCAGTTTCGAATTTAGACCTATTTTCCGAACTGGTAAATGTCCAATAAATATTATCTTTTATCTTATTAGATAAGGCTTTAACATCGTTGGGAAACAATTTCTTAGCTAAACTATATCCGACAATTAGTGTCGGCGTATTAACGGAAAAATCCAGAGTATTATATACATTAAAATACTCTGGATATTCTGTTTTTGTATTAGTAATTATATTTCCTATTTTCTTCATTCAGCAAATATACTGAAAAAAAATCAAAAAAGCAAAATTAATTAGGACTGTTTATATTTTCTTAACGTCTTAATAACTTGTTGCGGGTCATTAACTTTTGCCCCAGCAGCATCCAATTGTCTAGCATTTTCAATAACAAGTGGAACGGTTGATGTCTTATCCGCTGGTGGGGATAATTGTGGCTCTAAGCTATTTCCTTTTAAGCTAAAATAGTTACCACTTTTCACTAACGTTCTTATCTCAAAATGCAAATGTGAGCCACTTGAATGGCCGACAAATCCAGCATCAACCTTAGTTTTATTATCTGGATTACCACCAGATTTACCAATAACTTGACCCTTAGCAACAGAAACATTTAAGTATATTCCAGTATTTAAAGCGGCAGTATCATATTGGCTTATATCTAAGATGGCGATGTCAATATCATTTAAATGCCCGTATAATGTACCGATTGTCTCACCATTAGCCTCATGCTCAATTACCATGTATAACCCAGCACCAGTCCCTTCCCCTTTTGCATTAACCTGAACCCTAACTAATTTAACAGTACCT